GCTGATTTATACAGTCTTTGAGCGGTTGGGGAACGAAGAAATGTTTTACTAAACTTAGGATTAAAACCTAGTTTAGGCTCAAACATTGCAAAAGAAGTAACGGCGTAAGAATCTAGCTGCTCCTCTAAAACCTGTCTTGTGAGCCCTATTTCACCGTCTTTATCTCCCAGCATTTCTTTTGGGAACTCGTTTAAAATTCTAGTGGTCAATGCGTCAATTCCTTTCCGTGCTTTTATGGCCGCATTTCTAAGTTGTTTTGTAGGTAAATCTTTCGCTGCTGTAGTGGTTGCGACACTGCCCGATGCAAGATCACGAAGATCCCTTATTCCTTGTTCGTATTCCGTAGCCTCTTGTTCATTGGCAACTACTGCCGTGCTTCTTGCTGCTTCAAGTCTTTCTATTTCTTTTTGAACAGCATACTTTTCTTCTTTGGACAGCTCTACATACGTTCCTGTTTTTTTAAGAAAAGAGCGAACTAGGTTGCGTATTCTTTGTTCTTCTTGCAGGTATTTTTTATTTTTAAACACCCCAAATGTTTTAGGAACCGCTTCGATCGCTGCTTTTATAATTGCTACCTCTACATCTGAAGCTATTTCTTTAGCTACTTGGTCGTGTAGCCTTAAACGAGCTTCTGTGGCTTTTTGTTTTGTGGTAGACACTAAACCCATTTTTCCCATAGGTCTAAATAAAGAAGAAATCCAACCTTTGCCCGATGTTAAAAACCCTCTTTGGTCAGCGGGTCTTGTGCTTCCCACAAGACGCAAACTCGTTAATTCAATATCAGCTATTTTTGTCAGAGGATCTATTACAAGTTCCTCAATTGTTTTGCCTTCATAGGACGAAAACTCTTGTTGAGTTACTCCTTTTCCTGCTTTGGTTGCTACCAATCTTCCTAGTTTTCCCACCGCCGCTATCTCCGCATCAGACAAAGGCTGCTCTTTGTCAAAGATTGCTCTTGACACAAGGTTGTCAAAGTCTTTGTCTTCTAACAATTCTCGTTGAAAATAAATAGTCCCTTTTTCTGTGCCGTCTATGTTGTAAAGAGTGGCTGCTGCACCATACGCGTTTCCCTGTTCGGAAATTTCTCGGAGCGTGTGTGGGGTAATTTTAATTCCTTTTTGTTCTTCTCCAGCTATTTTTTCTGTAGGTTGTACATTAACTACTTCAGGTCGAATAACCTTTTCTTTTTTTAACCTTTGGTTTTCCAAAACCATCATTCTGCCAGCAAGCACAGAGGCTAATCCTGACTTAGTGTTATACGCTGCCTTAATACTTCCAGGTCTTCCTCGTAATCCAATACTTTTTCCAAGCAAATCTTCAACCGCTCTTTGTAGTTCGTCTTTGGTGTACTTGGACGAAAGATTTTCAATGTAGTTTCTGTATCCGCCTCTTCCTTCTAAGGAAGACCAAATAGGTCCGCTGGTTGCTTCTCTGTGAAGCAGTCCCGCAGACGTGTAAGCTAAGGCCTTTCTCGCTTGTCCCCATTGTCCAGTCATCTCTGGATTGTTATACATCTCGGACTCAAAAGCCGGAGGCAAAAAGCTGTAGTCTCCTTGCTTTTCCGCCCAGTATATGAAGTTGTCCCAGGTTTTTTCTGGGGTCGCTCCTTCAAACTCTTTTTGTACATAGTCAAACAGGTCTTGCCCTGACATTTCGTCAAATATTTTTGACTGTTGATTGAACCTGTCTTCAAACGTAAGCTCACTTAATAAATCTCCCTGCATTTCTGCAAAGGCTATTTCTTGCTGAGCATCGGTTATGTATTTTTCTTTGACCTTATTAAACATAGCTTCCGCGTTGTCTCCTGGTAAAACAGTGACATCAATTACTTCTGCTATTTTTTTAAGAGCGTCAGTGTTTATACCGGTGTAGTCCTTTTCTTTTATTTCTTGCTCTAGTCGTTTTCTTATAATAGGAAGCTCGTCTGCTATTTGTTCTATTTCTTCGTCAACGTTTCTTGACATAAGCTCAAGATGCTTTTCTTTCATAATCACATCCAAGAGCTGAGAATCGGCAGCCATATTTAAAATTTCTTCTGATTTTTCTTCCCAGTTTTTTCTGGCTTCTTCCCTTTCTTGTTTGCTCGTAGCTCTGCTGTGTCGTCCTCGAACACCTGAAGCTAAGGCAGGAGCCTCAAAAGCAAGTTCTCCAGCAATTCCTCTAGCTACTCCCGTCGTAGGGTCCATGTTGGGATCAATGTATTCTTTAACCAAAAGGTTTCCTGTAACAGTGTCACCTGTTTCTGCTCCGGCTTGAAGCATGGCTTGAATAATGGATCTTTTTAAAGGCTCTACTGCTCTTCCGACCAAGGCCAAAGGAACGGTTGCAGCGTTGATAATGCCGCTGAGACCTGATTTTTTAAGCGCGTAGTTTTCTGCCCCTTCTTTATCGTCCGGGGTTTTTTCTAAATATTCGTAGTAAGCATTACCAAACTCTTGAGCAAAAACAGCCCCACCACCGCCTAACATGGCACCAACAATCGCGCCATAAGGACCAAAATACATTCCAGCAGTTCCCCCTGCCGCAGCTCCTGCTAGAAAAGGAACCGACCCTGGAACAGCTTCACCTATGGTTGCTGCCCACCATTTAGGGTCTGTTAGGTTTTTAAACTGCTCAACACCTTCTTCGCCGTACCTAGCCCTATAAATCTCTTCTTCCGCGATAGCTCTTTTTTCTTCAATGGTTTTTTCTTTTTCAGCGACTGCCTCTTCGTCTCCGCGTGCTTCAGCTCTGTACAAGGCTGTTTGACCAAATGAAATTTGTCTTCCTGTACGACCTTTTAACCAGCTTTTTGAGAAAATCTCTCCAAACCCTTTTTCTTCATCAGAGTCAGTTTCTTCTTCGGGGATAACTTGTTGCAGCGCTTGTTTGGCTTCGTATTCCTCTATTCGCCTTAGTTGCTCTTCAGTGTAAGGCATGGTTTATTACCCTTCATCATTCGGCAAATTAAGAAATTCCGCAACAATAATACGGGAATTAGACAAAGGATCCCATTCTTGACCAGCGTTTATTGCCTCCATTCTCTTCATACTAACAAAATCAGAAAAGTTAATAGGACGTCCGTCTAAGTTTTTTACCGTAGCAAGGCTAGCATCAACCTCTTCAACAAGGCCTTGATGACCGCCTTGGGCTAAATGAACAGGAACATAAGTAGATGGGTCCGAAGCCATTCCTTTTCCTGCGGCGTCTACGGCTTGTTTGTATATTTTTTCTGGATCAAGGATAGCATCTTCTTGGTCAAAAATGCCCTCTTGCAGTGCCGCTGTCCATTTGGAATCTTTCCCTGTGCCTCTGGTGCCGTATCTGTTTTGTCCGTATTGAATTACATCAAGCTCGTCAGACAGAGCTTTGTCCATGGCTCCGGCTTGTGCGGCTTTGCTGGCGTTGTATTGTGTAGCAAAACCTAAAATTCCTCCCTGCTTAGTTGGGGGAGCATAAGCTTGCTTTGCCAGTTTTTTTCGCTCATTAATGATTTCATTGACTCTTGTCATCATGGCAGTGTTGTCTACTCCTGCGTCAGCAGCTGTGCCACCTGCCCGTGCAGCCAAACTCATTTTCATAGCATTGTCTTTTTCTTCGGAGGACATAAGTTCCCAGGCTTCCCAAGGAAAAGGAATACCGTATTTTTCAAGATCGGCTTTGGTTTTAACTAGCCCGCCTAACTGCATTTCAGGGGCAGTTACCATGTTTTGAATTTCAGCAACAAAATCAGGGGTTAAAAGCTCTTCGTCTGGGTGTACTTCGGTAATGTCAAACTCTCTTTTAAGTTTATCAAGCGCGTTTGAATAAGCGACACTTATGCCTTTTAGATACTTTTCTATTTGTGCCATGTCTTTGGTTTTAGTAACAAAGCTTCCTATTTGGTCGTAGAACTCTTGTTTAAGCATCCCCAAGGCATCTTCAAAGCTCGTAGGTCCTTGGTCCATCGCCATTTCATCTTGGACCATGGGCATTTCTGTGTCTTTAATCTGCTCTAGGGAAGGGTTGGTCGTGCTCGCCAAGTTATTAAGAGCCATGTTGATGTCTTGATCGCCTTCTTCAAACAACTGTGTCGGCATTATTGGATCGCCGGTCAAGCCGCCATAGAGATAACCAGGCCACGGTACAGCTCCGCCTCTTTGCATATCAACGGCGGAAGAAAACATGTTTCTTTTCTTCCAGTCCATCAGCCCATCATTCCAAACATTCGCATTAGATCAAACACACCACCGCCAGCTTGAGTGCCAAAAGTAGTGCTGGACCCTCGTGGCAGCATACCACTCATCAAACTTTTCCAATTGGTCATTCGGTTCATAGGTTCTTGTGCCATTCTGTTTGCAGCGTCGTATTGAGAGCCATACATTTGATTTTGTATGCCACGTCCTGCTTGTCCAAATTTGTCAAAAGCGTTTATTTGATTTGCTAGTCCTCGTTGTCCGGTCATTCCTAGATTGGCCATGTTAGTTCCCATTTGACCCATGCCTTGTCCAAGGTTGCCATATTGTCCAGCCATACTGGTAATGCCTTGTCCGAAGTTTCCAAGTTGCCCGCCAAGCGCTCCAAGTCCTTGACCAAATTGTCCAATATTGGATCCCAATGTACCTAGTCCTTGACCCGCTTGTTGTGCTGCTTGTTGTGCTTGTTGATATCCTTGTTGTCTTAAACCACCAACCGCTTGAGTCATTCCACGGCCGAAGGCTTTTTCTCTTTCTTGTTCCATTAATCTTCCACGAGAACCGCCAAAAGCGCCAGACGAAACTGCACGGGCTCTGTCAGACTGCCCTTGTTGGGCGTTTTGTTGGTTCATTTGGTCTATGGTTGATTGAACCACTTGATCTTCATAGGGGTTATAAAACTGTTGTGCCGCTCCTGGTGCAAACATATCAGCGGCTCGACCTGTCATCCCTGCTGCTTGTCCATACATACCCGTACCTTGTCCTACAAGACCCGCACCTTGTCCATAAAATTGTTGGGCCATAGGCAATGCACCAACGCCTTGTTGTTGAGCGCCATAACCGCCTTGCATCATATTACCGCCTTGTTGTATATAAGGCGTAAAGCCTCCAAGACCCCCAGCAAGAGACCTTGCCTGCATTTCATAAGGATCAAGCCCTGCATATTGTCTGACCGGAATCGGCGTAGGCTGTTTCGCCATAGCCGCTGCGGATTCTAAATACCCACGACGCATTGCTCCTGCATAAGGCTCGTCATATTGAGCAACTGTTGATGGATCGGCGTAACTAGCCATAATAAGCGCCTCCGTTACCCATGTTGTTAATTTGTTCTAGTGTTTCAATGCCAACAGCGTCCACCGCAGGTTTTTGAATAACAAATTCCCCTGGCTCTAGTTTAGCAAAAGTAATATCCCCTGGTCGTACATCACCACCGTGCATCATTCCTGGAACCGAACCCCGCCTTTGTCCCGAACCCCGCCTTTGTTTAAAGCTTCGCATCATTTCTTGATAGCCGTCTCGTAGTGCGCCGAAAGAATCTGAAGCTAAAGGGGCCGCTGAATCAATACCATATTTAGCATTTTGATTATACAGTCTTGCTCCTTCCGTATATTTTTCAAAAGAAGGGTTTTCAAAAAACCCGACTTGAGATAAATAAGGGGAAATCGCAATGTTGTCTATTGCTTCGGCCACCGTGCCGCCTATTCGTTGTGAAAAACTAGTGGTTTTTGCTGGATCTGTGCTCCCACCGTACATCATCCCTGGAACTTCTGGGGGAGGAGGTGGAGAGGGAGGCCCCATATTTGCATACCCTACTCCTGGCATTAATGCAGGAGTTAAATTAGTAGGTTGATAGTCTTGGTAGTTAAAGGCTGGTCCTCCATAAGCTTCTCCGCCAATAGGAACAGTTCCTTCTGCACTAGGTTCGTCTTTCAGCAAAGATTTCATGGCCAGGAAAGATAGTAACGGATTGCCGCCCATTAGACTGCCGAGACCGCCTTCCCCTGCTTCGCCGCCACCGCCGCCAAATATTCCACCGCCGCCTTGTCCACCAAGGCCTAATATAGCACCAAGTATTCCAGCACCGCCTTCGCCGCCCCCTAAAATATTTCCGCCCAAAGGACCGCCTCCTGAGCCTATAAGAGTATTACGGATTGCTGGCCACCAGCCGCCGCCAAGGGGACCTGTTTCCGGCAATCCCAAGGGATTGTCGGAGTCCCAATCCAATTCGCTTGGATCATCGTAATCGTAAACGCTGCCGTCGCCAATCTTATCAGGGATATCTAAAAGATCAAAAATGCTAAAGTCCATATCGTCTCCCTCGTAGACGCTGCCGTCGCCAAGCATATCAGGGATATTAGAAAAATCTATGTGAAAAGGATCATCAGTCGCTATCCCTGTAGAAAGATCAATATAGTCGTTTATATCAAAGCCCATATCGTCTCCCTGATAGACGCTGCCGTCGCCAATCATATCAGGGGTATCAAAGTCAATGTAAAAGGGGTCGTCTTCTGGGATAGAATACGAATCATCCTCCGCTGCCTCTACGTCTCCAAAAAAAAGGTCGCTAAAGTTGTCTAACCAGCCCATGTCTGTCTCCGTTATTGTGTATAGCTATTTCCATTTTATTCTAACATGAATTTTTGTTAATGTTTATTTCTTCCGCTAGGATCTCGATGTGATCTTCTTTATTTACGACCCCTTGATAGAAAGCAGAGTTGTCTTTTTTGTTTTTTTCCCACTGATCACTTAAAAACTGTTGCGTCTGTAAAGTAATACCGGGTAGAAAACTAGCGAAATAACGCAGTTCCTGCTTCCAATCTTCCATATTATCCTTATATTGAACAATCAGCAAATCAGTGTCGCTCTCTTTTTTTGCTGTGCCTTTCGCTTGGCTACCAATTAACCAAATAAACTGTGCTTTGTCTTTTAATCGTTTTTTATCTGCTTTTATTTTTTGCAGCAAAAGATCAAGACTGTATTTGTTATCCCGAAGTGTCATAATTCTCATCTCCAAAAAAAGAGCCTGGGGACGTTCCTTCAGCGGCCATTAACTGATGAACACTTGGAAGAAAACGTCCTCGCAAAGACGCACCAGGAAGATCAATCCCTGCTAAACCACTTAGAAGAGGAGGCGCCTCAGACTGAGAGGCAGCAAAAGGATCATAAAAATCCCGTCTATCACCAGGACCAGAGGGTAACAAGGGAGCCGCTTCTTTTTTAGTGTCTTCTTCGTCTTTCTTCCGGGCAAAGAGCTCTCTTAATTTCGGTCCTAGTGTTCCACCCATTATTCCTGTGCCTTCTTCTTTATCTCTTCCTCCACCAAAAAGATTTCTTATTCTTGGCCCTAGTGTTCCGCCCATTATTCCAGGACCAAACTCTTTCATTGCTTCATCGTGTGTTCTTGTTCCAAACATCTTAGAGGCTAAATTTGCAAACTGTGGACCAAGCCCTTGTCCCAAAGCACCTTTTTCTCCGGCTATTCTAGGCTGTACTTTATTCATCAGCCAGCCAAGACCGGCTATTTGTGGAAAGAATTTAGCGAATTTCATTCTACCTGCCACTCTGGGATCGAATAGTCCTCGCATAATTTTTGAACTCATTGGGGCGCCTGAGTTCATAATACCTAAACCCAAAGGCCCTCCTTGGTTTTGTAATAACATTCCCCACGGACCAACTTTTTTAAACAAAGATTGTATACCTGCTCGTTGTCCTAAGCCTTTACCAAGTCCCGTAAGTCCTTGGTCCTTGAACATTTTAGCCATCATAACTTTTTGTCTAAGCCTGGGATCAGACATAATACGAGCTTTAAGCATGGATTTGGCAAAGTCTTTAGCAAAAGTGTCTTGAGTAACACCGCCTCCAGACTGATACCCCTTGTACCCAGAAGCATACGCAGCTCTCGCTTGTTTAGCAGCTTGAGCTTTGGTCGGATAAACCTTTCCAGATTTACCCCATCTGTATCCTCCATTGACTTCTTGTATAGGCATTATAAAGAAATAGTTGTTGCGCCGTTTGTCGACACGGTTAAAGTTCCAACAGCACCGGTAGCTTCCAGTCCTACCTCGGTTCTAGTTGATAGGTCCTGCCATTTATTGCCGGTGTAAACTTGTAAAACGCCTTTAGACGTATTCCAAATAACATCCCCAGCAGCGTACTGGTTCTTGTTTAGGGTGCTATCATTATATTGTGGGGTTGCTGTTGGGTCAAATCTTCCAAGATTTATCTCTAAAACTCGGACCATTCTGTTGTAAAGTTCAGGCTCAACAGAACCAATGGCTGTCGGCAGTCTAGTTTCTAATAATTTAGCCACTATCTTCTGCCATCAGGCCTAATATCTAACCGCGTATCTCCCAATCGCCAACCAACACCTGTTCTTGTTCCCGCAGAACCGTCATCATCGGATTCTATTCTAAGAACAGCTTGTCTTGCTCTTATTCTTGTGTTCAATTTAGTGGTGGTGCTGGTCACTGTTTGCGTGGTATCAGTAGACAGGCTTTCTCCTGGAAAGTTTCTTGACTTCATTACAAAGTTAATTGTTTGGTCGCTACCACCGTCCCCTGTAAATTTAACATCCGGTATGACATTTCTTACGAATGATATAAACTCACCTTCGTCTATATCAAAATCACTTGATTCAATATACACATTGTCCATGGGCGATCCGTCATCGTCATTTCCTGTTTCATGCTTGTACAAATAACTATTATAAGTTGCCCTTGGATAAGAAGTAATATCTTGATCTATCCAAGCGTACCGGGTTAATTGACCAATACTCCAGGTTTGTTCTTGATAGTTGTAGACGACATAACGATCAATTTCCGTAGTGTCTTCCGAAGGATAAAACCATCCCACTTCATTAAACTGTTTGTTAAGAAAACCAAAGACTTTATACGCTTGGCCTACATTAAAATTACTGAAAACATAATAATGCACAGAGCAAGGCACAGCCGAGACACTTCCGTCATAGGAATAAAACCCTTTTTGGTCCATCCAAAACACACCCAAAGGCGTATTAACAGCTGCTTTAGGACCAACTAATCCAACACCTTGATTAACCAAATTAACGCCAAACGTATATGGAGGGCCGACAAACTGCATACTGTATAAAGAGCTGTCTGTCCAAATTAAAGTTTCTTCTCTTGAAGAAAGACCACCGACTATTTCTGAGCCAGATGAAAGTGTTAAAGAACCCGATGTGTTACTTGATTTTGGCTCCCACTCAGCCGCGTTCTCCTGGTCACTCCAGCAAACAAATAAAGGATCTATCGACCCTGTTCTAGCTGTTCCTCCTGCATTTAAAGGATCTGCTCCCAGGCAGATAACATGTCTATCTTTTTCTGAGACCATGACTTGCAGCGCTTTTGTTGGAGTCAAATTAGCTCCTGAAAGAGCCGACAAAGCAACGGCTCTGGTACTTGTTCCAGAAGAAGAGTCCCAATAATAAATACCTCCGTATCTAGGTCCTATTAATAAGTCTTCGCCAAAGTTATCGTGCGTCCACAGTCTTAATTGGTTAGTATCAGACAGAGCAGTTACAGTTCCCCAAGTGCCATCACTCCACGGGCTTGCGCCCCAACCTGTGCTAGAAACATAATCATCTAGTCCGACATTAATTTGATAAGCACCAACAACGCTGCTTCCACCATTACCGCTATCACTACTATTAGCTGTAACTGTATCACCGTCAGTGTCTTTAGCTTCAATGGTGTAACTATTAGCATTAACAATAGTAGCAATTTGATATTCCTGATTAAGAACATCAGCAGTAATTAAACCGCCCAGAGTAGCGGCACCGCTAAAAGTAACAAAGTCGTTTTTCACAGCTCCATGTGCGGTGTCAGCTACGGTAATTGTAGCGTCCCCGTCAGAGGCAGAAAAAGTTACATCTCCGGCCGAAGTTGTGGCTCTAATAGGCGTTACATCATAATAACTATTACCTTCATTCACATAGTATTTTAAAGTTGTCCCTAGTCCAAGGTATCGAGTAGACTCCAAATCCACCCAACTATGCAGTGCACGAGCTGTGCCTAGATAAGTATTAACATTGTCTTTGGTCCAACCTCCTATTTTCTCTGGCCTGCCTTGACGAAAACGTACCAAATTGGCGTCATACCAACCGCCTTCGTTACTGTAATCAGTTCCTTCTCGGTTTATCCCTGGTCTAAAATTGTATTTACTGTATGGCACTATTCTTTTTCCTCTTCTTCGTCTAACTCCCTATAATACCCTACAACATGAAGGATTTGTTCTATGTATCGGGTAATTTCGCCCATTGTCATGCTTAAATTCTCATAACCTTGAGAAGTTAGACCATAATACGCTACTCTTGGCTCTTCTCCAGCCTCAATTGCGTTTAAGTATTCCTGCATCACATCAGGAGAAAGTATTCTCCACTCAATTGCAGCAGATTCAATAGCTTCTGGCAATGGTGGATGATAAATCGGCGCTCTTTTTGCCACGCTAACCACTTCCACAGGCTTAACTTGTGGTTGTCTGTCTGCCAATTCACCTAAAAGTGAATATGTGCCACACCCGTTAATTAGTAGTAATGGTATTATCAGCAGCTTTTTCATCAAATTGATCTGGATGGGTTATTGTAGTCAAGTTCTCAACCACTCTTGCCGAAGCCTTATTAACTTTACCTTGCAATAATCCAGGCTTAGCTAGAGCCATGCCTTCAAGATTGTGTTTAGCAAACTTATTTCTTAAGTTTGTTACTTGCGCTTGGCTTGCAGAGTATTGGGAGTTCAGATTTTGAATCTGAGCTTGGGTCTTTTTTGCCGATTCAAGAGCTTTTACGATCTGTTCATTTTGCTCTTGAACAGTTCTTTCAAGCACCGCTTGATTATTAATAGCGGTTTGTAGCTCAACTTTTGCTTTGTCTAGTTTAGTAAAAACAATAGCATTAATAGAAACAGACACAAACAAAAGCCCCGCCAATACTAAGGCTAGCTTCATTCTTTTTCGCCTTTAAAGCTTTTAGAAGAACCGCTGGTCCCTGCGTAAAGCCCAAACCATGCTGCTCCCGCGCCCACAACGATTGAGATTAGCCCAGATTGTTCAAAGGAAGGCTCAGCTAAATCCATAAACCAGAACGTTGTGAAGTACAATAAGTACATGTAAACAGATAAAAACACCCTTGGAAAGATTCTCCAGCTATCAACGGCCTGTGCCACAAAAATAACTTTTTGAAAAGGGTTGTTGTTTTTAACATCCTCTAACTCCCTTATCTTGTCTTTAAGTTCACCTATTTCTTGTACCATCGCCATGAACTTATTAAGGTCCATTTCAACCTCATTTCGGTCCATGTCTCCACCAAATCTGCCGCTAGGATAATGTTGATCGTTCATAATTCACCTATATTGTATATACATCCAAGGCATCAGCCTTGCCTTTAACGTTAATTGTTGATATTAAGTTTAACTTAAATTTTGTAAATTGAGCAGTATTTTTGCCTATGAGCAAATCCACACCCACCTCTTTGGTTGCCGATTCAAGTCGTGCCGCCGTATTTACCGCGTCTCCAATAGCAGTGTAGTCAAAACGTGATTCACTTCCCATGTTTCCTATGACCGCTTTCCCTGTATTAATGCCTATGCCGATGGCAACTGAGGGTATTCCTTTCTTTTTAAACTCTTTATTTAGGTCTTCCATGTTCTTGATAATATCTAATGCACAATCAATTGCTCTTGTTTCGTGGTCCAGTTGATCTAAAGGCGCATTAAATATCGCCATCATTGCGTCCCCAATATACTTATCCACCATACCTTCATGTTTTTGTACGGCTTTTTGTTGTGCAGTCAGTGCTTTATTCATAATATAAGTGACATCTTCTGGTGGAAGAGTCTCGGAAAGAGAGGTAAACCCTCTAACGTCTGTGAACAAAAACGTAGCGTATTTCTTTTCACCACCTAGTTTCAAGGACTCAGGGTTGTCTTGTAGTTTTTTCACCTGACGCGGATCAAGGTAGTGTTCAAATTGTTTTTTAATTTGTTGTCTAAGTTTATATTGTTCTCTGAACCTTAAATAGAAGGCCACTGTAGCAGTAATGAACTGAGAAACTAGAGTCCAGGTAAAGTCTAATAAGAGCCCACTGGACTTTATAAAATAAGCTTCAGTATAGATTGTGCCAATCATTACCATTAGCCC